GATTATGCAGTCGGCGGCTTCGGGCATGGGCGGCCAACAGGGTCCGTCTGTGGAGCAGCAGATGGTCCAACTGAACCAGCAGGAGCTTCAGCTTTCGGCGGCCCGCATCCAGTCGCAGGATGTCCGCGAGGCGGCGAAGATCGCGCTGAAGAATCGCGAACTGGACCTGAAGGAAGCCTCGATGCTGCTGGATGCAGAAGACAAGAACAAGAAGAACCAGATCGCTGCATCTGGGAAAATACTTGATAGTTCTGCGAAACTAGCCGATCTTCAAGCTGCTAAACTTGCAGAGAGGGCTAACCTCACAGGGCAATGAGACTTCTATCTGAGTATGTAGCAGAGGTGCAGAAGAGAATCGACAGGGAGAAGGACTCTCTGTCGAGGGGTTCCGCCAAGTCTTACGATGAATATGCGAAGGCTTGCGGGACCATTCATGGCCTGAACACGGCCATTACTATCCTTAAAGAGTTGTTTGAACAAACTCCAATGGAAGAAAGGGACTAAGTCAGCGTTGCTTCTACCGCGAACAAGACGGCAAGCTTTAAAGCAGGGCGCCGCTAGATATTTTACAGGCAAGCCTTGCTGTAAAGGACACGTTGCAGCCAGGATTGTTTATAATTGGTCTTGCGAAACGTGCTTTATAGAGTCTAAAAAAGAATACAGGCAACGCAATTCAGAAAAAATCTTAGCAGCTTCACGCGAATACGAACGAAAAAATCAATTTAAACGTGTGGCTCGAAATAGATTGCGTAAAATTAACCTAAAGCAAGCCTGCCCCACATGGGCAAATCTGAAACAAATACAAGAAATCTACGCAAAGGCTGCTAAACTAACCAAAGAAACAGGATGTCAACATCACGTCGATCACATAATTCCTTTAAAGGGAAAGAATGTGTGCGGCTTGCATGTTCCCTGTAACCTTCAGGTTTTAACTGCGACTGAAAATTTGCGTAAAAGCAACAACCTTATGGAGGTATAATTGTTTACTACCAGAACCCCGATGGATGGGGCCGTTTCGAATGATGCTTGGGTGACGGAGGATGAGGTTCCTGATCCGTCGCCGCTTCCGCGCATCCCCGGAGTCGGTTTGCTCGTTCGCCCGGTTCCTATTCGAAAGATGAGCGCAGGAGGTATTCTTATTCCGGATACTGTTCGCGCTGACAGGGACTACTTGAATACGGTGGGCCGCGTCCTTGCTCTGGGCGAACTCGCGTTCGTTGACGAAGACATATACCGGAAGGGACCGTGGGTCAAGCCCGGTGACTACATCGTGTATGCGAAATTTGCGGGCCAGAAGATTTGGTGGAAGGGCGTCAAGCTTCTGCTGGTCAAGGCTTCGTCCATCGAACTGGTGGTCGATAAGCCCGAATACCTCGACGCCAACTTCAAGGAATAACCTACCATGTCTGATAGTGGCTTCAAAGAACTAGACCTCGACAATCTCGGAGGCACCGCCAAGGAGGCAGCCGCCGATATCGAGATCGTCCATGAGGGCCTCGAACCCGATAACGTCGAGATCGTCCAAGAGACGGAGGCTCCCGCCAAGGCGGCTGCTCCCGAACCCGAAGACGACGATGACGACTCTGTAGATGCTGCGCCAAGCGAACGCAAGAAGCTTACACGCAGCCAGCGCCTCAAGGCCCAACGGGACGCTTATGCCCGACAACTGGCCGAAGCGCAAGAGCGCCTTACACAGGCCGAAGAGCGGGCCAAGAGGTTCGAGCAGGACGCTAACGACGGTGCGGCCATCGGCTTCGACCTCTACGCTAAGAGCCTCGACGCTTCGATGCAGGCGCTTCGACGGGACTTCGATCAAGCCTTCGACTCTGGTGACCGCGAAAAGATTTTCGAAGTCCAGCAGAAGATGGCTGCCATCGTCGCGGAAAAGCAGCAGATCGAAAGGGACCGCCGCGCAATCCCTACGAAGCCGACTCAGCAATCTGGGTCGGACACCCCGCAGCAGACGCGGCAGACACCCGCTGAACCGAAGCGCAAGGCACCCTCGCCTATGGCAGTCGAATGGTATGAGCGCAACAAGACTTGGTTCAACAAGGACCCCGTCATGACGGCGGGCGCCCAAGTCATTGACCGGCAGATGGTTGCTGACGGTTATCAACCTGACGACCCTGACTACTTCGACGAACTCGACAAGCGCCTGAAGGCCGAGTTCCCATCCAAGCTGGGCGGGCGAACAGCGCCTCGTCAGACTGCGAACCCGACTATCCAGAACCGGGCGGCCCCCGCTGCCACTCCTGGTAAGGTTCGTGTGACGATTACTCAGGCGGATCGTGAGATGGCAAACCACCTCGGCATTAGCGTTGAGGACTATGCGCGCGAGAAGGCTCGCGCCGAACGTGCCCAGCAAACTACCAGCCAATATACGGAGATTCTGTAATGCGCGGCAAGCGTGCAACTACCGACAATGCTGTCGATGAGCCTCTTGAAAATCCTCTTGACATGGAGTATAATCCACCTAATGCGCTAGAAATCCCTCCGATGCCCGACACGGACCAGTATGCATATCGCTGGGTCCGCTTCCGAAACGGGGATCAGGATGACTTCAACAATATTTCGCAGCGCATGCGAGAAGGTTGGGCATTCGTGCCGCTGGAGGAAGTCCCGGCAGGTTACGTTTTCCCTGGACTCGAAAGTAAGATTTCTGCGTTGGCGGGTGCTGCCATCAATGGCGACCTTGTCCTCGCGAAGCTGCCTCGACGTAAGGCGGAAGCCATCCAAAAGTGGTCCGAAGATAGGGCCATCCAAGCGGAGCAGGCTTTCGATATGAAGACGGTGAGCTACGAGGATAGTGCGGGCCGACAGCAGCGATTTGCCAATGAAGGTTCGAAACGATATTCCAGGGGGCGACGTCCCTCGTTTGGATAACATATAGAAGGAGGATAGAAGGTGCCCCAGTCTTTTGCACCGTTCGGTCTTCGCGCCATTGCCGCCTTCGGGACGCATGGTAACGAAGTCCGCGCTTATCCGCTTCCCAACGGCGCTAACTGCCCGGACCTCGCCAAGGGTTCTCCGGTCAAGCTGTCGGGTGGCGTTATTACTTCCGCTGGCACGGGCGGTGGCCCGCTGCTCGGTGTAGCCAACGGCTTTGCGTGGGTGGATGCCAATGTGGGTCCGCAGCTTCGCAATGCCATTCCGGCTGATACGTCTTCGGCTGGCCTGTATGACGGCTCGGATCGTCCGACCGCCTACGTCATCGACAACCCGTTCGCGCTGTTCCTGATCCAGGCTGATGCCTCGGTGACGGCGGGCGACCTGGGCCTGAACTTCGATGTGACGGCTTCTGGTGGCGATGTCAATACGGTGTATGGCACTTCGCGTTACACGCTGGACGCCTCGACTCGGACGTCTGCGATTGGCACTGCGCTGAAGCTTGTGGGTCTGGCTAACATTCCCGACAACAACTGGGGCGATCCGTTCCCGATTGTGGTCGTGAAGCTGAATGGCCCGATCATGCAGCAGGTTTCTGCGGCTTAATAGGGGGATATAGAAAATGGCTATTTTGACTCGCGCTCAGTTCGCGAAGCAGCTTGTCCCCGGCCTCAACGCTATCTTCGGCACCGCCTACAAGAGCATTGATAACGAACACGCTCCGCTGTTCGACGTCGAGAAGTCTGATCGGTCGTTCGAAGAAGAAGTGCTGATGACGGGCTTTGGTACGGCCCCGGTCAAGTCGGAAGGCGATCAGGTGTTCTTCGACACCGCGTCGGAAGCGTGGACCAGCCGTTACACCCACGAGACTGTGGCTATGGCGTTTGCCATCACCGAGGAAGCTATCGAGGATAACCTCTATGGCACCACGGGTAAGATGAAGGCGAACGCGATGGGCCGTGCGATGGCGAACGCCAAGCAGGTCAAGGCGGCGAACGTCTTCAACAACGGCTTCTCCACTAGCTCGCTCTATGCGGGTGGTGACGGCAAGCCGCTGCTGGCGACCGACCACCCCACGCTGGCGGCTGGCAGCCAGTCCAACCGCGCGTCTTCGGACCTTTCCGAGACGGCGCTGGAAGCTGCCCTCATCAACATCTCGCTGACCAAGGACGACCGTGGCCTGCTGATCGGCGCCCGCGCCGTGAGCCTGCACATTCCTCCGCAGCTTCAGTTCGTTGCTCACCGCATCCTGTTCTCGGACCTCCGCGTCGGGACGGGTGACAACGACACGAACGCGCTGAAGGACATGGGCCTGTTCTCCAAGGGCTACACTGTCAACCATCGGTTCACCGACCCGAACGCTTGGTATATCCGCACGGACGTTCCGAACGGCACCAAGATGTTCGTGCGTGCCACGCTCGCTACGAAGGACGATGTGGACTTCCTGACGGGCAACATGCGCTACAAGGCGCGTGAGCGGTATAGCTTCGGCTGGTCCGATTGGCGTCAGTGGTACGGCTCTTCTGGTTCCACCTAATGGATTGGGGGCTTCGGCCCCCTTTCCTCCATTCTCAAGGAGAATCAGATGACCACCTTTAGCTATCCACTCAATATCCGCAACCATGAGCCGCTTGGCCCTGACGTCGTTTCTATGCGACAGGCCCGCGTCTCGGGTCGCTTCTCCGTTGTGGTCGGTATCGACCAGACGGGCACGGCTGCGGGCGTGACTACCATTCCGCTGTTCGTGGCCCCCGAGGGCTCTAGCATCTACGAAGCTACCCTCGACATTACGACTGCCTACGACAACACCACGACCAACTTCAACATTGGTACGGCTGCTGCACCGACGCGCATCAAGTCGGGCGTGACTGTCAATACTGCCCGGCGCCAAGCTTACGCGCCGACTGCCGCCATGCTTTCGGTCAACGCTATTCCGTTTGCTGTGGATACTACGATCCAGGCGCTTGTGTCCATCGACACTTCTGCGGTGACTGCCGGTTCGGTCATCGTTCACGTTCAGATTATCTAACGGAGTATGGCAGGTTCTGCTTCGGTAGGGCCTGCCGCTTCCGCAGGAGGGTATCTTGGCAACTAGCGGCACCTCCTCTTTCGATCCGGCCTTCGACGACATTCTGCAAGATGCGGTCGGCATGGTCGGTGGCGGCCCTGTCCTTGCTGACGAACTGACCAGCGCACGGCGCGGCCTCGACTATATCCTCACGGACCTCCAAAACAAGAACGTCCTGCTCCACAAGATCGAAACGACTGTGGTGCCCGTCTCCGTTTCCGTCGCCTCCCTTTCTTTCAGCGGCGCCATCTCTGACGTTCTCGTCGCCAGCATCCGCACCGACAACACCGACATTGTGCTGGAGCGCGACGGCTACGAACGCTGGGCCGAAATCCCAACCAAGTCGCAGACGGGGCGCCCGACCCGCTACTGGTGGGATCGCCGCCGCGAAGGCAACATCCTCAATTTGTGGCCGGTTCCCGACCAGACCTACACGGTCGTCCTCACCATCCAGAAGAACGCCGAAGATACGCTGCGCGCCTTCGACAACATCGACGTTCCTCGGCGCTTCCTGCCCGCCGTCATCTACGGCCTTGCCTACTGGATCGGCATGAGGCGCCCGCCCAACTCGGTCCCTGAGTCCCGCCTCCAGATGCTGCGCGCCGAATACGAACGCGCCATCCGCGACGCTATGCGTGAAGACCGTGAGCGGGGCAAGACCTTTATTAGGATTGGCCGCTGATGCCATACACCTACTCGACCCTAACAAGCGACGTCATCGCGAACATGGAGGAAGATTCCTCCGAGTTCCTGGCTGCGCTGCCCGCAATCATCGAACGGGCACAGTCCCACCTACAACGGCGCCTCGACCCGGTCAACATCATTCGCTTCACCGAGGTTTCGGTCAGCGCCTCGACCCGCACGCTCAACTTGCCATCCGACCTCTTGGTCCTCAAGTCCGTTCAAGTCTGTGCGGCTGGCGGCTGGAACAATCTGCTCGAACAGAACAACGAGTTCCTCACCGCCTACTGGCCCGACTACACTTCGTGCGCCCCTACCAAGTATTATGCGCCAAAAGATAACGCTTCGGTCTATCTGGCCCCGACGCCCCTTACCAACGGTACGGCCCTCGTCGAATACATTCCGCGCGTCACCATTCTGAGTTCGGCCTTCCCGTCCAACTACTTCTCTGACCGCGCCGACACCGCCTTCTTCGCCGCAGCCATGCTATACGCAAATGCGTGGACGAAAAATGCGGGCGCCGTTACCGTCTGGAAGTCCATCCTCGATGAGGAACTTACGGTCCTGAATATCGAAGCAACTCGGGCACGCCGCTCCGACACTTCCAATCGGTTCAACGGCTCTCCTGAAAATACCATTGCGGGCAACCCCTAATGTCCGTCATGGACATGTGGTCGGTATGCGACCGCTGTGGTTTCGACTACAAGCGCCGCAACCTCCGCAAAGAATCCACTAAGTTCGTCGTCTGTTCTTCCTGCTACGACGGCATCTACGACTTAAAAAGCCACCCGCAGAACCGTCCCTTCAGGCCACGCCGTGAACTGCTGCCTGTCCCCGATGGGCGCCAGATCGCTCTAATCCTTCCGGTGCTAGTCCAAGAAAATGGTGCTTGGCTCTACACCGAAGACGACAATCTGATCGGCGTCACATGATCGCTCGGTTTTGCTAGGATATCGCCCGTGGACATCAAGCTACTTCTCGATTTCGTCGCCACCTTTCTGTGGCCGCTCCTGATGGCTTACGGCGCATATCTGCACCGGGAGATTTCGGCTGTGCAAACCAAGTTCGACAACCTTCAAGAGGCGCATCACCGGCATGTCGCCCAAGTCAACAAGGACTTCGCCACGCGCGAGGTTGTCTCCGATCTTGAAAACAAGCTGACAACTGTGTTAAATAGAATTGACGACAAAGTAACACGCATCCTAGAGGAGCGCAAGTAATGCCTTCGACTTTCGATCCGCTCCTTCGCCTTGAACTCCAAGCGACGGGCGAGAACGCCACCACCTGGGGCTCCAAGACCAACAACAATCTCGACCTTATTGCGGCGGCGGTTGCGGGCCTCGCTGTTGTCAGCGTCTCGGCGGGCGACACCACCCTCACTACGGC